ATCGGCGTTTTTTTACATAGTCGGCATTATGCGATCTGAAGGCTAGAGCAGGGCACTTTTACATTAATCCTCTAGAATCAAGTTTCCTGAAGCACCTACACTTATTTTCTCAAGCGCTAGACTTATAACAGCGTGTACAACTTCGCTATCTCTTAGTGGTTGTTTATTTTTTTCCATAAGTTTCTTATTTAACGCAACCGCTTTTATGCGGATCGCTTCTTGTTCTTCATCACTTAATCTCACGGTTTTTGCCATTTCTGTTACCTAGTTCCTAGACTGCCTACAAATATACAAATAAATATGTATACAAGTGTTGCATATACATGCATATTTGTTCTATATTTTCTGCAATGTGATTTGTATACATGTATAAAATGGATAAAGAACAAGCATTCGAGATCGTGGCTAAGATCATTTTCGATAGAGCCTGCACCTTAGTTGTTGGGGGAAATCCTGCTTACGAGTCGGAACTTGTTCTACGTCACATAGAAATGTGCATGGTGGAGTGGGGCTATAAGTCTGCCAAAGTAGCGGAGTACTACGACATGTTAAAAGCAGAGAATGATAATTTTCGTTCGATGGGGATTTGCTAATGGGTGAGTATAAAAAACAACCAAACCCCACAGCTTTATCGGGGGGATTGAAAAATGCGATGGTTGTAACCCCCATTAATAAGATGGGGGTAAAGACATCTGATACGCAACTGCAAGACGCCGATCTCCCGTATCAAGAGCATTCGTTATACACAATTCCATACGCTCACATGGTGATGACATCTTCAGGTGTTAAACCAGTTCAATGCCGTCTGCCTGCTGATAATGAAATTGCCGTGATTGACTGGGTAAATTTCACAATCGGAATTGAGACTCTAGGTGATAAGTATTGGAATGAAGATGAATACATCATCGATACACACCGTTGGACGGCTGCTGTAGAGGAATTGGACCACCAGTTACATCATATCTTTGGATTCTCAACGACTGCATGCCGTCATGGCGGTCTGAATTTCTATAAAGAAAGTTATGTACTAGGTGAAGATTTCGGCTTTGTCTGCATTGGCGGTCAACGTAATACCATCTTAATTATGATTAATGGTCGTGGTTGCAACTTTGCTAAAAGTGGTTGGGAATTAAGACTTTACAACTTCTTAGTGACTATTGCTAAACGAGCTAAATTAACTCGTGTTGATATTGCACATGATGACTTTGAAGGTAAAAAGATCAATGTTGATTGGGGCAATATGCAAGACGGTTTAGGCGGTTTTAGCTGTGGCAACCGTATGCCAAACATCGAACATAAAGGCAATTGGAAACGTCCAAACGGTAAAGGACGTACTTTAATGGTCGGTGCACGTGAATCAGGCAAGATGCTTCGTTTGTACGAGAAAGGTCGTGCTGAAGGTGATCCGAATGATAATTGGCAACGTGCTGAAGTTGAATTTAAATCAATTGACCGTGTTTTACCGTTCGATATGTTGCTGGCTCCAAGTGAGTATTTCATAGCCTCATACCCATGTTTCGCATTTTTATCTGAAGATATTCAACCTGCAAGAATTGAAACAATTCAAAAGGTTGCACGCATTAACTTTGATACTGCCATTAAGAACCTTAAACACCAATATGGTAAGTATATCAATGTTTTTAAACAGGTTTTTGAACCTGAAGAGTTAATCAATATTATTTCTTGCTCTGATCAATTCGCTTATCCGAAGCGGTTAGATCATGTGCTTATAACTGCTCGGAGAATGTAGCAATGATGCAATTTAAAAATAAAGTGAAAATCTTAGGTGCTAAGGCTGTTGATTTTAAAACTGACGATGGTCGTCATTATGATCATGTAGCTTTGTACTGTGAGGTTCCACTTGATCAATCGCAAGGTAATGCGGTTGGTAATGCATGTGAGGTTTTTAACTGGCAAGACCGAACAAATCTAGTGTTGCTTAAGCAACATAAATTTCCGTTAGAAGCTGATATCACATTTGAAATGGTTACTTCAGGAAAATCTATGAAGTATGTCGTTAAACAAGTTGAGTTGCCAAAGGTAATTTAATGATTGATGTCTTAGACGAGGATGGTGCAAGTAACATTGCACATCCTGAAATCTTCGGAAAACCGAAATAAAGCTATACATTACACATAGTTATTTTTACCGCTTCGTATAATGTGTGCCTGATTATGTAACATAGCCGATTTGCAACCATTTCTTTGGGCAAATCGGCGTTTTTTTACATAGTCGGCATTATGCGATCTGAAGGCTAGAGCAGGGCACTTTTACATTAATCCTCTAGAATCAAGTTTCCTGAAGCACCTACACTTATTTTCTCAAGCGCTAGACTTATAACAGCGTGTACAACTTCGCTATCTCTTAGTGGTTGTTTATTTTTTTCCATAAGTTTCTTATTTAACGCAACCGCTTTTATGCGGATCGCTTCTTGTTCTTCATCACTTAATCTCACGGTTTTTGCCATTTCTGTTACCTAGTTCCTAGACTGCCTACAAATATACAAATAAATATGTATACAAGTGTTGCATATACATGCATATTTGTTCTATATTTTCTGCAATGTGATTTGTATACATGTATAAAATGGATAAAGAAC